CGGCAAAAGCGGGACGGAGATGCCCGCGGTGGCGGCATTCACGACGTTGGTGCCGTCGCAATAGTAGATGCCGCGAGCACCCTGTGTGACACTGGTCCCGGCCCCTGCCGCGGTCTTGACCGTCAACGTGTATGCGCCCGTCGTCTGGTTATCGACCCAATACTGCTGCACCGTCGGTGGCACGATGATCTGCATGTTGGCGGTCAGGGTGCCGATGAACTTGTAGGCGATGCGGTTGAGTTCGGCGCCAGACAGTGTGTAGGGGCTGCTCTGGCTGGTGAGGTCGATCGACGTGTAGTCGAAGGCAAACACTGCCTGTTGGCCGAGGCCAAGGCTGAACCACTCGAGGCCGTCGGTGATGAAGGTGGCGCTGTCGCCGGGGCGCAGGGCGAGAGTTGAGCTGCCGTTTATTGTCTCCGAACCGGCGGGGTCAAGCGTAAGGTCGCCGCCGCCAGCGTTGCAGGCAGAGAAAAAGAAGTTATTGCCCGCCGAGGTGACGCTCGGCAGGTTGAGTGTGCCGGAGCCAGTACCGTCCCACACAAAAGCCGCGGCGCGGTCGGTGGTGAGCACGGTGCGCGGCGTGACGGTGAACGTGGTCACCGGCTGCGACTGCGACAGCGTGCCTGCGGTTACCGTCAGGCCATAGCCTGCCAGCGCTGAGGGCTGCACGGTGGCGGTTGACGCGCCGTAGCGGAAGACGCGCCACGTTCCCGCGGCAGTTGTGGTCGCGGCGAGATACAGCTGCCACTGCTCGCCAACGGCGATGGCGGCCAGCACGTTGCCGCTGTAGTCGCGGACGTAGAAGGTCGACGAACTGGCGCCAAGGTTGTTGAACAACAGCGTCTGGCCCGCGCCAGTCAGCGTAGCGTCGGGGAGGTCGATGTTGAAGGCGCCGGTCGCAGTGACGTCGACGATCCGCGCGGCAGGCGTACCGCCGTCGCTCTCAAGCGGCCACTGCAGCGTGGTGTTGGCGCTGAGCGCGAGGGAGAGATACGAGACGTCCGACGGGTAGATCGTGGTGCCGCCGAAAACCGAGGTGTATGACATTACGCTTCCTTCCGCACCGCAGAGCGGTCAAGTATCTTGGCGAGGTCTTCGCCGTTGAGCATCGCCGCAGCGCGATCGTAATACTGCTGCCACGTGGCGATGCGCTCGTCGTTCTTGAGAAACGGCGTCGCCTCGACCAGCGTGCCGTACAACAACAGCTGGGGCGCGTATTCGGTCAACCAATTAGCCTGCGTCGTGTCGTCGAGCAGCGGAGGCAGCTCGTAGTAAAGCACCTCCATCGGATATGTGTCGTCCGGTGTCGGGGCGAGCAGCCAGTGGTTGTAATCGTAGTCGGAGTAGAAGACCGGCTGACCCGTCTCGGCCTCGTTCGGCCAGTAGCTGCGGCAGTACTCGTAGTCGCGGCCGTAGATGAAGGTTCGGGTTGCATTACCAGCGCCGGTGCCGATGTTGATCGACACAACGTCGCGCCACCGATCCGGCTTGGCGTAGACCGACTGTCCGACAATGAGGTCGGACGTCACCACGTTGATGAACCCCTGTACCTTCAGCTCGCGGGCGATGCGCCGCTCTGCGAGATTGATCAGGCGCGGGATTTGTTCGAAGACAACGGGGTCCGAAGCGAGGGTCGCGCCACGCTCAAGGTAGCGCTGGACGTCCTGCTTCAGTGTCTCGAAGGTCATCGTGGTAGCCATAGCGATCCCTTATATCACCTTTCGGCAGATTGCACAGCCCGTTGCCACGCGTCGATTGTCAAGCGGTGTTTCGTAGCACAATCCGCGTACGCTGTCAGTAGGTCTAGTTCCCAAATAGACCGGTCTGGGTCAAGAAAGGGAGAAGGCAGCGGCGTTAAGACCGGGCAGTCACTCGCCAAGTTCGCCGGCGGCGCTGGCATTGGCGTGATCGAGACGGCCTTGGAGCAGCCCGACAATACGACTGTCAGGCTCACAAGTAGCAGGAGGAGCAGGAACTTCACGATAGATGGTACGGATTTCTCGCTCGATCGAGGCTCCCACCCCATAGGTTGCAGAACGGGCGTCTTCATAGGTTGTGGCTTGTGCTTCGACTTCATCTTGCATCTCCTGCGTCTGTTCGGCGGTCTGCTCTAGCACGTCGGCTTTGGCTGCGTCGCAACGCCAGTCGCGCACGGTCCAGCCCGCGCCGAAGGCGAGCAGCGCCAAGCCAGCCGCGCTGTAAAGAAAGAATGGGTTAGGTAGCGTCATCACCGGTCACACCTTTGATCTTGCCCCACTCGCGTACCGCGAACGCGGCGGCGATAGCCGTCACGAGCAGCGACAATCCCGTGAGGTCGGTCGGCATCTGGCCGTGGCGGAAGAGCATGTACATCGGCAGGATGACGCCGTGTACTCCCATCGTGCCAGCAAGCCAGATGCAGGTGACCGGCCGCCACCAGCGGCGGATCACGGCGAGTGTTTTTGTCTCGATGCTCATGCGGCCATCCTCAGCGCGGCTTCCCGCACCTCCTTGATGCGCCGCATCCAGCCCTTGCCGAAGGTCGGGAAGGTGGGCAGCTTCTTGTGGTAAGCCTCGCGCAGGTCTTGGTAGCGGTTGACGGCGTGCGGGAGCTTGTGCGCGGAGACGTACTGCTGCAACTGGCGCAGGGTGTTCGGGCCGATCCTGCCGTCCGTGCTCGCGCCGGTCATGAGCTGCAGGTAGCGCGCGGCTCGGTTCGGGCCTGCATTGACGGCAAAGTCGAAGACGCAGAGGTCGACGCCGGCGGGCAGGTCGTCACCCTTCACGACGTCCCAATACTTCGCCTTATAGAGGGCGCGGACGTGCTGCGGTGTGAGGCCGCGCATAATGGCCTCTGATACTGGGTGGCCGACCCACTCTTCGTACACCCGCTTGGTCACGCCAAGATTGGTCATGCCGCCGGGGTCTTTGGGGTGGTTAACATAGCCCCCCTCGTGCTTTAGTATTTCCGCAAGGCTGCGATCAAAGTTTCCGCGCATCTCACACCCCTAGCTTTACGCGGAAGGCTGCCCACAAAACCGCCGCGGCGGTTGAGATGCCGGCCAGCCACTTCACAAAGGCAACGACGCCTGAAGCCGTCTGCCAAGCCTCGACAAGCCCTTTGACGTCGGTGCTCAGCTGATCGACCTTACCTTCAAGCGCCGCGATCTCAACCCGAAGCAAAGCATCACGCAATTCAGCTTCAGTTTTTGGGCTTTCATTCATTTGAGGTTCCGCAGTTTGTAGATGGCGACCAGCATGACAGCCGTCACTTCGTCGATCTTGTTAGCCACGGCGCGGTTGCCTTGGCAGATTTTTTCGTGGTTCTTCTCAGTCCACTTAGCTGTCTCATCAAGCAGCTCGAGGGTGGTGTCGGCGTCTGCATCCGTCTCTGGCACATCACCAATCAAACCAAAGGCACCTTGATACGTCTCGACAAGGGTGTCGATCGCTTCGATGATGTCGTCGTAAAACGTGCCAAGAGCTTGGTGTTTGGCATAGCTGCCTTCGCCCTTCGCGCGCCAGTGCTCGAAGTGCGCTAGGTTGCGGGCGTAGAACACGCGACTGATGAGCTGCTCGATCATTGCCTATTCCACCTGTGCTGGGGGCTCTTCAGTCCGCGCCTCAGCCTGCTCTTTGATCTTGATGACAAGCGGCCACGCGCCGGAAGAGGTCGGCAGGTTGCCAAGCGTCTGCAAGACGGCGTTGACTTCATCTACGGTCAGTCGAAGTGTTATTTCCACGGTACGGTCTCCTTATTCTGCCCAAGGCAGGGGCGGCGCGACGACAGGCGGGTTGACAAGAGCGTCGATCTGCTTCGCCACATTGGCCTCATAGCTTGTAACTTGCTCTTCGCCAAGAGCGTCCTGCACCCAACCAATGACCTGCGCTTCGGTAAGGTCGGCGTATGGAGTAAACGGAGCATCGGGGTCAACAGTGACACCCTGCGAGCCATACACGGACCCGACAAAGCCTGCTTCGTTGCCGGTCAGGGTCCAGTGGACATTAAAGACCACATCGGTCTCGCCATCGGCTTCGGGATATGCGTCCATCTGTACGACGGCCCAAGTGTATGTAGTAGCCATAGTTTAGTTACCTTCTAGTTGCGCCACGCGGGCGGCAAGCGCGTCAATCTTCTCGTTGGCCTCCTGAAGTGCTTTGACCATGATTGGCATCATCACACTACCTTTAAGCACCTTATGGCAGATGCCATCCTTAGTTGGATGGGCAGCGTCTTGCACAAGGCCGGGGAACACCTGCTCCACTTCCTGCGCGATGAAGCCCAATTCACGAGGAGTGCCATCGTCATCGTTATACCAGTTGTACTTGACTACGCGCAGTTGAGAAATGTCGTCAAGGTATCCGTCACGAGTGGTCTCGACATTCTTTTTGACGCGGATGTCGGAAGTGTAGGAGGTCGTTCCGTTGCCATAGAGATACCAAATCGCCACCGTTTGCGTGACGCCGAGGAAGTGCCAACTGTTGGTGTTGTTGCCGCCGCTGTTGATGGATACAGCAAGCCCACCGAGTGAAGAACCCGTGCTGGTGTTTTCAAAGTAACTGATCTGCCCAGTCCCGCTGGCACCACTGACATGGAGCGTACTACTGGGGCCTGACGTCCCGATCCCGACGTTGCCGCTGCTGTCGATACGCATACGTTCAGCACCGTTGGTGTGGGCGACAATTGGATTTGCTCCGCTAGCATAAAGCAAGAGGCTTGATGACGAACTCAATGTTCCGTTGGAACCATCGTGAATTAAGTCTAGGGTATTTGTGGTCGTGCGTGAGCGTATAAGCCCAGAAACATCGAGCTTAGCGCCCGAAGGCGTGTTGCCGATACCGACGTTGCCAGTGGCGTCGATGCGCATACGTTCGGTCGCGC